GGCGGCGAAGCCCGCGGGGGTGGTTTTGGTCACGGAGTACCTTTTATCTGCAACAACCCCTTTGTTATCATGGAGTTCCATAGAACGCATGCCATTGGGATTGCTATAGGCTTTGAGGGGGTGGGTATTGACGCTAGGCACTCCTGATCTATGGCACGCGAGTTGGCGCTTGGCGCGGTCGATGGACTGGGATGATGTACGACGTGGCTAACTGGCCAGCGATTGCGTGGCGTGCCGGTTGCCGGCCAAGGCGGGCCATTCTACGGCGCGGGCTGGAGGATCATACGGCGCGGCTGGCGTGGCGCTACAGACTGAGCGAACCCATAAAATCCTCTTGGGTCCTCCGCGGGCGTTATGCTTGGGTCGAATGATCTGCACCGAATGCGGGCGCGAAGTAAAGCGCGTATGCCGCGACTGCCAGCGCGATCGCGCCTATCGCGGACTGCTATTGCACCAGCGGCGTTTCCTGCAAACGTGGCTGGCCGGCTCGATTGAATTGCGCGTCCGAATCTACAATGGCGCGCTGCACATGGAATTGTTTGATGACCGTTGGCATGCATATTGCGGCATCGCCATGATGGAGTACACCGAACGCCGCCGGGTGCGCGAACTGCCGGCGGATCTATGCCCAAGTTGTTTGAAAGTCTTCAATGAACTGGCGGCGAAAGCCGGCAAGGAAGGAATGTATGCACGCTGATCTGCGCACGGTTCTGCTGATCCTGGCGCTGGTATGTTTCGTACTGGGCGCGATGGGAGTCGCAAGCTGGAAATGGGACCGCTTCATCGCCGCCGGCCTTGCGTTTGCGACGCTGGGCCTGCTGGTGGGATAATCCAGGCGAGTTGATTGCGTTGTTGTAGCGCTTCTTGTTTTCGCAGGAACAATCGCCCGCCGGTTCTATACTTCTCCCGGCGGGCTTCTTTTTGCTGCAACCGCAGTAATTTTTCTACCGTGCCGCAATAATTTTCCTACACTGCCGCAATAACAGGAAGCTGTGATATTTCAACAACTTAAAGCGTGACAGCCGCTGGCTTTCAGGGTTAGAATGTCCACAACCTATGGCATTGGTCGGCGAAGTAGAGCTTGCGCGCGTGTTACAGCGCGATCGCATGGCGATCCGCAAGGCCGTGACAGCGGGCCGGATCACGCAGCGGACTGACGGATTGTTCGATCTCGACGCCGCAGTTGAAGAGTTCAACGCCAACACAAACCACGCCAAAGGGCACAACAACCGCTCCGATGCAACTGCTTCAGCGAAGCAGGAGCCCGTCGGCGACGAGCCGCCCGAGATTCCCGCGGATATGCCGACGTTGTCGAAGCAGTCCACCACCTATGCGACGGCGCGGGCCAACCGGGAATGGTACGACGCCAAGCTGAAACGCTTGCGCTACGAAGAACGCGCGCACAGTCTGACGCCGACCGCGGATGTCGAGGCCGCGCGTTTCATGGAATTCCGCACTCTGCGCGAGGCGTGCTTTCAGATTCCCTCTCGCGTAGCGGCGTTGCTGGCCGGGGAATCGGACGTAGCACGCTGCCAGCAAATGCTGAACGCCGAACTCACTAGCGTCTTTGAAGCCTTTGCCGACGGGACAGCCGCATGACGATACTTTATCGGCCGGATGGTTCGCGGATTGACTGCGACGCATGCGAGATGCGGACGGAGGGCCGCGAAATCGTAATTGATTTCGTCGCCGCCGGCCAGATTGTTCGGAGCGTCAGATTAACTCCTGCGGAAACCCTGGCTACCGTACGTGGATATTTAGACTGTCTTACCGGCCCGACGCTGGCCACCGAGAATCCCGCCGATATGAGAGCGATTACAGATATTGCCTGCGCCCTGATCGAGGCTGAAACCGCGCTAAGGGAACAGCCATGACGAATTCCATCGCGCTGCATCAATCGCTGCCCGGTTTAGCCGACGCGGCAGAGATTACGCGGCGCGCGGCGCGTGCCGGCGCGCGCCCAGATCCCCAAATTCGGATCAGCGACTGGGCCGATCAATACCGCGTCCTAACGACCCGTTCGTCGCCCGAACCTGGAATCTGGCGCACGTCGCGCACGCCGTATTTGCGCGACATCATGGATTCGCTAATGGCGGATTCGCCATGGGAGCGCGTAGTTTTTTGTAAGGGCTCACAAGTGGGAGCTTCTGAGGCGGGTTTCAACTGGATGGGCTACATCATCCATCTGGCGCCTGGCCCGATGTTATGCGTGCAGCCAACGGAAACGATGGCCAAAAGAAATAGCAAGCAGCGCATTGGTCCGCTGATCGAAGATTGCCCGGTGCTGCGATCGCTAGTGCGATCGCCCAGGTCGCGCGATAGCGGCAACACGATTCTCGCCAAGGAATTTCTGGGCGGCATCCTGGTGCTGGCTGGCGCGAATAGCGCGAAGCAGTTGCGCTCGATGGCCGTGCGCTATCTGATGCTCGATGAAGTCGACGCCTATCCGCCGAACGTCGATCGCGAAGGCGAACCGTGCGATCTGGCGATCGCGCGCACCTCGAATTTCCGGCAGCGCAAGATCTTCATCGCATCGACGCCGACCATTGCGGGCCGCAGCCGCATCGAGCAGTTTTTCGCATCAAGCGACCAGTGCTACTTTTTTGTGCCGTGTCCGCGCTGCGGAAAGCAGATCACGTTCCTGCCGGAACAATTGGCCTGGTCGGATTCGTCGCCGCACGAGGCCGCATATCGCTGCCAGGAATGCCAGCGCGAGATCTTCGATCACGAGAAAACGAAGATGCTGGAGCTCGGCGAATGGCATCCCACGGCGAAAGGCGACGGCATCACGCGCGGTTATCACCTGTCGAGCTACTACTCGCCAGTCGGCTGGCTGAGTTGGACGCAGATCATGCGCAAGCGCGACGCAGCGCTCACTTCGCCCGAGAAATTGCAGACGTTCTACAACACGATCCTCGGCGTGCCGTGGGCCGACCAGGGCGAAGTTCCCGATGTCGATCGCCTGTACGAACGCCGCGAGAATTACGTGATCGGCGAGGTCCCCGAGGGCGGTTTGATCCTGACTGCCGGCGCAGACGTGCAGCGCGACCGCATCGAATGCGAGATCGTCGCCTGGGGCCGCGACCGTCATTCCTGGTCGATCGATTACCGCGTGTTTGAGGGCAACACCAACCAGCCCGAAGTGTGGATGAAACTGGCCGAATTGCTCGACGAGGATTTCCCGAGCTATTACGGGAGCGCGCTGCGCATCAAGAAACTGGCCGTCGACTCAGGCTTCAATACGCTGCGCGTTTATCAATGGGCGCGTCAGATGGGCTCGATGCATGTGATGGCGGTCAAGGGTGAGAACCACACGCATGTCTCGGCTTTCGTCGGCGCGCCCACGCTGGTGGATGTGACGCCTGGTGGCCGCATGATCCGCGGCGGCGTCAGGCTCTGGCCGGTTAATACGTCTGTAGGCAAGGAAGAACTCTACCGATCGCTTCGTTTAAGCGCGCCCGATTTAGCCGCCGGCGAATCGTGGCCTGCCGGCTATTGCCATTTCCCGAACTACGGCAAGGAATTCTTCGAACAGCTATGCGCCGAGCAGTTGATCACACACACGCTGGCGGGCCGCACGACCACGCGCTGGGAAAAGCGCCGCGACAGAAATGAAGCTCTTGATATAAGAATTTATTGTCGCGCCGCTGCCGCAGTGCTGCGCCTCGAAACATGGCCGGCGCGCAAGTGGGATGATATCGAGGCCTCGCTGCGCGAATCCGCCGTCATGCAGCGCGCGCCGACCGCTGCGGCGCTCAGCAGGCCACGGACGCCGATGCCGCAATTCCGGCCGATGAAAGCCAATGACAGTTTTCTGGAGTGATTTATGGGACCTCCGTTTCCTAGACCCGTAGCGCCGATGCCAATGGACCTTAAGGTCGCGCTCAGGGACATCACGCCCGATCAGGCGGCGACGATGTTAGTCCAGGCGCAGCAGGCGTATTTCAACTTACTGACCGGCCAATTGCCGTCGGGCGTCGACACGCCGCAGTTGGGCCGCGTCACGTTCTGTTCGACCAACGCCGCGGA